CGTATTGAGAAGTGATTTGTTGTACGAGCCTCATTGGAGAAATGAGGTTATAGTGATCGAGACCGGCGTAAAGGATAGTCTCAGCGCGCAATGGGACGGTATAAACGTCGATTGTCGCGGGGTTTGGGCAACCGGTCTACCAGTCTCACACCATCAATGGCCGGTAGTTGGACATGGTATTGAATGGGAAGCTCTCAGACTTCGAGAGGACGAAGAGTTTATTCAGCCTTGGGCGCCCTTCAAATACGCAAAGTTCATACAAGCCGATCACAACGCAGCTTGGTTTTCAAACAGCCTCGAAGTAAGTCTTGAGACCTACTCCAAAAAGGAAACGCAATACAAGATGCGCCTTTTACAGATGGCTTTGGGCTACGGTCTAACGATCGAGTCAGAGCCGATGTATCAATACAAAGTCGGTTATCGGCCAGTCAACTCCCTATCCATCGATCACGTAAAGGGGTGGACCGAATCGAAACACGGCTATGCGATAACCGGTGGAGGAAAATCAGGGATGGTTCGTTACCCGGTAGCGGCTAAAAACCTCATAGAACACCTCAAGAAAACAAAACAAGTATGAAAGAGTATTTCGACGCATCAGGAAAATACCGAAGCGTAAAGCAACAGGAGAAAACGCAAGACTATTACGAGGCGCTGAGGCGCTTAAGACGTTACGAACGCAGGGAGAAACTGTGGATGGCGGCTGAGGCGATTGTTTGGATTGCCGGTACATCTCTGGTTACTTATCTGATTCTCGTAGTGATACCGGAAGCCTATTTCAAGCCATGATGTCTTTTCGCGATTTCTCAGCCGCTCTGATAAGATCAGGCGACTTAGACCCGGACTATCTCATAATGAAGGCTTACGCGGAAGAGAACAATTTACCGCGCCCGATCTTACTCACGTGGATCATCTACAAAGTTTTCATCTACGATACGGCCAGTGAAATCAAGGTATTGTTTCACAACGCCTCGATCTCTAAAGTAAAGCACGGAGCCGAACGCAGAAAGAATAAGAACAACACAGAACAACAGCTTTCTGATTTCTTGATTGAATGCGATCTGCCGGGAGAGTTTTTGAATGAAGGTCACTCGTTACATTATCGGGATTTCAAAAAACACGTCACTCAATTCCCCGGTATAGGTTCTTGGGCGGCTTGGAAGTACGGGGACCTCCTCGAAAGAGTAGCCGGATGTAAACTTGATTTCACGGTAGACTTCCGGGAGGCCTATGATTTCCCTTTGAAGGGGCTGGCAAGAGTAAACGGAGCAACTAAAGAATCAGAGGACTATTTAGTATCGTTGTTAAAGGGCCCAGAAAGCTCGACTATGTATTTGCTATACATGAACAACGCTATAAAACAGTTGGGTCCCGTTTGGAGCTACGAAGCGCCCGGAGGGGGCAGAGCTTTGAATCTTCAAGAACTCGAAACATGCCTGTGTAAGTATCACAGCTATCTGAACGGACATTACAAACTCGGTCAGGACACAGCGCACGTCATCGATCGATTCAACGAAGAGGGTCTAAAGCTTCCCGAAAAAGTATTCAAGTTTTTCAAACAATTCATCAATCAAAATCTATTCGAATGAGCAAAAATAAAGACCCATTTGCGCCTTGGAATGATCCAATGTATGAAGACGATCCTTTGGCGCCGCATAACGATCCTATGAGGGCTGATGATCCTTTTGAACCTTGGAACAAGCCTTGGGGCGACGCGAATGAACTTAGCAACAGAGACAGACGTTCATACGGTCTATCTCCGAGATACGAAGAGGAGGAAGAATGAGCAAGATTGGAGAACAATATTACTACGACTCAGTGAAGTTATCGCTGACGTATGTAAAACAGGCGATGTCGAAGAGAAAGCAAGTTATCAATCAGCTTCGAAACATCCTCGACGGGGTAAGGCCCGGCGGACTAATGTTCAAAAACAATGACAAGATGCGCGAGCGACTTCGAAAAAGATCGATCGAGTATAACAATCTCGCGGTTTGCAAAACGATTCTGGAGAACATTTTGAAACTAAAAAAATCCGTATAGAATTTTTTTATGCGGGTTATCTTCTGCAAATTCGCGTAACGTTCTTAAGAGAACCCCAAGTAAACGGGCTAAAAATTACCATCGCTGTAGTAGGGCAGCGAAACAGGGCGGTAGCTCCGCCCTACATCGTGGAGTAGAGCAGTCCGGTAGCTCGACAGGCTCATAACCTGTAGGTCGCGGGTTCGAATCCCGCCTCCGCAACAGAAGGCTCTGGGTTATATCGGTAAGAAGGTTGCGACAATGCTTACGCACGTCCTCGCAATATTCCTTATGCGACTCCCAAACAAGTAGCGTCGAAATACGGCTATATGCCAGACACGACGGGAGCCGACGAAATTATACACGCTGGTAGCTAAATTGGTAGAGCGCCCGGTGCCGAAACCGGGAGGTACGTGAAACGATAGACTTGAAGGCGACTCGATGCGCACACTGATAACGAGGCTGCTGACACTTCGACAATATCCTTGGGTTCGAATCCCGTCTGGCGTGCAACCACCACCTCAATGACAAGAATCAAATTGCCATCGAAACCAAAGGCGATCAAAGCGCCGTCTCTTGATCCTCGTTACAAAGCTTACAAAGAATTCGGGCCTGAACAAATTAAGTCCGAATCGTTCAGTATACTTCGAAGCGCGGTCCGCTAAATCAATCTTGCCCTTGAATGTCAGGGCTCAAATCAAGAAGTACAAATCAACGAACAGGGCTTTATTAGGCTCGCAGAACGATCATGACGCCGGAACAGGAAAACCATATCATGGCCATCATGAACAACAAAGAGAAGTATAAAGCCTATTTGGCCGATATGAAGACCGCGTACAAAGCAGGGTGCGAAGCGGTAGGACGAATGGACGGGAATCTATTGCCGACTGAAGAACAGATAAACAAGGCCTTTATTCGATTCCTACAAGGTAATCCTCATCAGTTCGAAGTAAAGGACAAGCAGTTGCTTAAGCAAGACGCCAAGCAAGCAACAGACGAAGAGCGAAACGACCTCGAAGAATGAACGAGTTAAAAGAACTTTCTTACGGTTCTATCCTATATTGCTCGGCATGCGGTAAGGAGTTACTTTTGTACGATGAAAAAGGTTTTCACGGTAGCGAACAATCAATCAACGCTTGTTACCGGAAACACGTAGAAAGCTGTTTCGGATTGAAACGTTTAATAGTAAATGCCCGCAAAGAAAAACGATAAGAACCAAGGACGGCCTTCGCTGTACAAACCCGAGTATAACGACCTCGCTTTACGACTCTGTAAACTCGGAGCCAAAGACAGCGACCTCGCGGAGTTCTTCGAAGTAGACGAAGCTACAATCAACAATTGGAAAATCTCACATCCAAGTTTCTTCGAGTCCTTAAAGAAGGGCAAGGAAATCGCTGACGCCGACGTAGCCGATTCCCTCTATCGTCAAGCTGTAGGATTCGAGAGGGACGAAATAGAGTTAAAGGTAGTAAGCAAGGGCGGAAAGGACGGCGGCTCAGAAGTTCAGGCGATACCCGTAAAGAAGTTTTACCGGGGAGATACATTGGCAATGATCTTCTGGTTGAAGAACCGTCAACCAAAGTGGTGGAGAGATCGGATTGACAACGTAGACGCCGGAAAAGCGCCGATCGTTTGGAATGAAACCAAAACATATAAAGGCGACAAACCTAAAAAGAAATGAGCAAGAGAACAGGATTTGACAAGGTAGTCGGAAGAAAAGACTACCGAGTAAAAACGATCGAGTACACCAGCGGTCGATTCACAAACAAATTGATCATTAGAGACTTTACCGGAAAGCGATGAGCCTAACAACTGACCCTAACGATCCGAGCCTCGGTCACGGCGCGGACAAAGAACAAAAAGGACAGAACGACAAGTATTTGATTCTCTCCGAAGAGGAGAGAGCAAAAGGATTCGTCAGGCCGGTGAGAACGACTTACACTCACAAGGCGTGCGGCGTATCAACTACAATGGCGAGAGAGATAGCAGAGACATACGCAAGAGACCCTAAATTTTACGGGTACACTTATTGCTGTACGTGTAGAAAACATCTACCTGTAGAAGAGTTTGTTTGGACTGGAACGGATCAAAATGTCGGGTCATGAACAGTTACTTCCAACAAATCGTAGACGCTGTAAGGAGGGCCAATCACATTGCCATAGTAGGCCCTCCCGGCTCCGGCAAGTCGGAACTGATGGAGCGTCTCAAGCAAGTAATAGAGGATCGCGTACCGTTTAAGTTCCACTACATAGCTACCGACGACTATCAACAACACGGTTGGGATAAGTCGATGGACGTTTGTTATGAGGACTGCGCGCGAAAGCTTCCTTCTAAATTTATCGTAGAGGGCGTACAAACAGCAAGAATGCTTCGCAGATCATTAACAGACGGGCTGCTGAGTTTCGATCTGATTATAAAGATCGACATTCCTGACGACGATCTGAAGCGTTTCTACGCGAAAAGGAATCCTGAGAAGTCCTACCCGACAGCCACCAAGAAAGGGATTGAAACGGTATGGTCTGAGTATTGGAATAAAGCTCAGGATAAGCCGTTGCTTATCCAAATCAACGAACCGATATGAAGTATCACCCAGACGGTTCGATAACAGGCGAAACAAAAGAACTCTACGACATTTTCTGTAGAGTTTGGGGAACGCCGCCTAAGACGCGCTTACCGCGCAAGCTCAAGAAGAGACTCAAACGTACATCCAAACGGATTGTATAATGATTCTCTCTCAGACACAAACTGAGGCTTTGGACTTCCTCGAAGATAGCGAAACCACCGAGGTACAATTCGGCGGCGGCGCTGGAGGCGGGAAGTCCATTGTTGGTAATTATTGGATACTAAAAGGCGCTATGAAATATCCCGGCTCCCGCTGGCTCATAGGCCGAAACACATTGAAGACTCTTCGTGAAACAACTCTCGTTTCGTTCTTCAACGTAGCCCGCATGCAGGGTCTACAAAACAAGGTACATTACACGTACATTGCTCCTTCAACGATCCGCATTTACAACGGGTCGGAAATCCTACTCAAAGACTTAGCGTATTATCCCGCGGACCCGGAATTTGATGAACTCGGTTCTCTGGAGATCACCGGCGCATTCATCGACGAAGCACAACAAGTAACACTCAAGGCAAAGAACGTCGTCAGATCGAGGATTCGATACATGCTTGATGAATTCGATCTACTCCCGAAGTCTCTGTACGCTTGTAACCCCGGGAAGAACTGGACCAAGCAACAGTTCTGGCTACCGTGGAGCAAGGGCGAACTACCAACTGAAAGGAAGTTCGTTCAGTCTCTCGTAGACGACAACGAGTTCATATCAAAACACTACAAAGCAAACCTAAAGGCGCTCGATCAAAAGACGCGCGAAAGGTTGCTTTACGGGAACTGGAATTACGACGACGATCCCGACGCACTCATGACCTCGGAGGTCATCCAGAACATCTTCAACAACAAGACAATATTCGGTAACGGCAAGCGGTACATTACCGCCGACATAGCCCGTTTCGGAAAAGACAAGACCGTCATTCGAGTATGGGACGGATGGTATTCAATGGAGAGGCACGTATTGAGAAAGAAGTCGCTGGTTGAAACGGCAGACTTCATTCGTCAAAGAGCGCAAGCCTACTCGATACCAACTATGAACATACTTGTAGATGAGGACGGCGTAGGTGGCGGCGTAGTAGATATTTTACGCTGTAAGGGTTTTATAAACAATTCCCGTCCTTTACCTTTACCCAACAACGACAACTTTGACTCCCTCAAATCACAGTGCGCGTTCTTCTTTGCTCAGAAAGCTCGTAACGGTCATATCCGGGAGGATAGCAACGATGAGCTTGAGGAGTTGATATCAGAGGAGCTATCATGGCTGAAACAAAAGCCGGTAGACAAAGAAGGAAAGCGCTCGATCATATCAAAGGAAGTTGTCAAAGAGCACATAGGCCGAAGCCCCGACGATTCGGACTGCCTCATAATGAGGGCGTGGTTCGATCTTAAACCCGAGGCGATAAGCATTGTAAGGTAGCCACCAAAACAAAAACGTATATGGATCAATCAAATCTCCCTCCGTTCGACCCGAGCAAGCCCGTTAAGCAAGGCAATGTTCGGACCTTCACCACAGTTAAATTTGGCTTCTGGGAAAGAATTCAAGTTCTTTTCGGCGTCAAGGTTCTCGTTCAAATCGACACGAACCTCTTAATACAAGAGGACGAAATCAAAAGCACAAACGCAGTCGCTAACGTAGCAATGGAATCGAAGATGTTCTGGAAGCTCGAAGCACCGGTTGGACAGATGAGTCACAAGCCGGAAACGCCTTACGATACCGCCAAGCGAGAGGTCGAATCGAAAGAGAAACCGCAAATGAGCGTTCAGAAAAACCAGAACGGAAAACAACATCACAAATTCGGAGGAGCGACCGCGCCGCTCAGAAAGGCATGAAAAACATTTTCGACTTCTATCGCTACCTTATTGTAGCAATATTGAGTTGCGTAACGTTCGCGCCCGGCGTCGCTCTGATAATGATTTTGGTTGCACAACTGGTTAAGCAAGGAATCAATCTTTGGAATTGGGCATGGTTACTGTTCTGATCAACGAAAGGAAAATACGTCTACCGGAATCTTGGGATGAGGTTACCGTTGATCTTTATCAACGGCTCCTCGAATGGGATCAAAAGGATCGGCTTCAGCTTTTCAGCATATTGACAGGAGAAAGCTACACGAAGATAGAGAACACGCGCGACACCACGCTGGAAAACAAATTGTATGCGCTTACGAACTTTCTTTACGCTGAACCTGAGTTCTACTATGGCGAGATTCCGAGTGTATTAAAACTGTCGGGGAAGAGCATTAAGATTCCCAAGGAACTCGGCGACCTAACATTTGGTCAGAACATACACGTGAGACAGGGGATAGCCGGGAGGAAAGACGCAAGAACGGGTATATCTTTGGTCTGTGCGATCTATCTACAGCCATACTTCAAAGGAACAGACGAGCCTACGAAGTTCGATTACTTGGAGGCGACAGTCATTGAGTCCGAAATATTGAATATGCCGATAAAGCATTTCTATGCGATCGGATGTTTTTTCTTGGGCAAGCTGCAAACCTCTGGGGGCAGCTCATGGAAAGCCTTCGCCCGGAGAATACGCCAGAAGCTCAGAAACGCGCGACAATTGGTAAATTGGCCGAAGCTGAAAAGCTCGATCGACTCTTTGAAATTTCCCTCATCGATTCATACGGTCAGAAATACGGCATGAAGCCGGACGACGTATACATGGAACCGTTTAGCAACATAATGAAGTTTATCGACCTTTGGTCCGAACAGGGAAGGTATTACGATCGATACCGCGAGGTTGAGAAAACGTTCAGCGAAATAGAAAAGCAATGATAGTTGAAACGATACAAGCAGTGATCAAAGACATGAACGACAATTTAGGGTTGAGAATAAAGTTCATGTACGCTGATCTCTACGAGGCCAATCTTGGATTGGATGTAAGAGAGGAGCAAGAAGGCTTCGACACGTTCTTCGTATACATTCCACCTCTGGATTCAACGGACAAATATGACGGTCAGGGCGGCATCCACACCTCCTTTCCGTTTTAT